ATTACCACATTGTTTATTAAATACCTTGATACAGTTTGCATAGTTCATTGCTCACTGTATTTATTGAATATACTATGAATGAAATTTTTGAAACTCTAAAGACCAAGTTCCCATTCTTGTCGCTTATACGCAAAGGCGACCTAGAGTATGTGGGTATCGTACAGAATCAAGACAATCAAGTTACCACATTCTATGATTATGGTAGGATCATGTTACCGGCAGATAAAATGAAGTTTTTAAGATTGGGCGAAACTTGGTGGTGGGAATCCAATAGGAAAATACCCATTAATATATTTCTTAAGAAAGACTTTATCTATTTTAGAAGCACAATAGTAACTCTATCCACTAAAGATATAAAAATTGCACACGGGCCAGTGGTACGATTAGATGATATATCTAAAAAAAGAATCAAACGCAGAACCATACAGTTGATGCGTCGACCTGTTTAAATTGTATTTCGTTTTATTAAATTCATCTGCACCACAATTGCCTGAGCATATGCCACTGCATGAGATTTTTTAAAAAAGTAACTGTCATCGGTGGGTTTCAACCAAACCTCTTTCAATATCTCTGACCAATACTTGTGCATGAGATGTCGCTTGGCGGGCCTGATGATTGCCAACACAGATGCCAACTGTTCAATATTTTTTGGTTCCAGTTTAAAAACTATATCAAAATGCCCATTGATATGAAACAGTTGATCCACGATAGTTTTATCTTTCAGCATGTTCCAATCTGGCTCTTCCAGCATCAACTCTACCAATTCCTGTTCTGTCTTGATGCCTTCATAAAGATTTACATTCAATAAATCTATTTTAAAGTATCCACGCTCTTCTGCTCTTTTGTAATCAAAACTACAACAGCTATTGATAGGATCCACAGGCACTTCTTGAAAGTACACACCGGTTTTATGTTTTTCGATCTCTTCATCTTTGATGATGGCAGCAGGCACATGTTTGAATAACTTCAGTGCTTGTTCTCTGTTTGCAAAATCTATATCTACATCAGGCATCAGTTGTATTTCTTTCTATTGGTTTCCGATCTTATCAATGCACCTTTTTCTCGATCAATAAATTCTAACACATCCAACGTCAATTTATAACCCTTGCTCTCTTGCGCAGGATTGTTAACTTCTGGCAGAATCACTTCTCCAATAGATCCATTTTCTTTGATCACTATGATACAATCTCCATCGGCCACGTCTATGCCTTCTTCCACTTTAATTTTATTACTCAATTTTGGCCTCCCGTGCTGTCTCCTGTACAAACAGAGCATCTGCCATGTTGGTTTTGAATCTGTTCGACCAAAACTCCGGATTAATAAATCTTTGTATCATTTGTAATTGTTCGTCTGAAAATGATTTTAACATTTTTTTGCCAGCTGAACAACCAAGCACTAACCACGGAGATAATTTTCCAGTTTGTATATGTTGCACTGCTCGGGGAGTATTAACCAAACGAAAATAATCTGCCCATTGTACATTTTGTTCTTCCGCCCAATCCATCATGGTTTGTATAGATCTTGTGAGAGCTGCTTCCACTGGTTCCGTTTTGAGCGTGTCTATGAGATAAGCCTCGTAGAGATCGTCTCGTGCCCAATGATCCAATTTGATTCTTGAACGTATCACATAGTCAACATATTTTTCTGGATACAGAGGATTGATATGCATGATGTATCTGCCAAATTTTACAAAAGCATTGTAGTATGCACTCTTGCAAAAGTCCTCATAGGATTTGGGTTTGTTGGTATTCTGATGCACTTCATAAAATCTTTGGAACACCATGAAAGCATTCTGCACCCACTTCTCACTCTTCTGCAGATGTCTTCGTTTGGGCTCACACACATGCACCTGCAGAGTTCTCTCTTTTGTAAAACTCTTGCCGCAAAACGTACAGGTGTTAAGATTGTTTTCCATGATCCTCTAGCAGTTGTTCTAGTTCGCTGTCGGTTATGAGTTTATCCAATGTTTCTAGATCTGACAGTTTAGTGTTGGGATAAATGTCCATGAGAGTTTGCAACGACTTGTTGGGAGTTTTCTTCATGGGTTTGATCCATGGATGGAACTGTTGTTTCAATCCTCCACACATGGAAGTCAGTTGCCAACAGAGTTTTTTGTGTTTGCCGCTCAATGTAAAAAGATGTTTATTAACAAACTCATTGATCATTTCCACATAGTGTTCTTGATAGAATCTATCCCCAGACACAGCAGAAGCATAACGCATGATCATGTAAGGACTATACAAAGATCTCTCATGATCATCTATTCGATCGTAATAATCTTTGTTACGAAAGTCTATGGCTTTCATACCATTCCTTAATTCAAAAAACTTTTTTTTCTTTTCTTCACTCATCTTCTCTCCATGTTAGTGCAAACACCGATGCATGCTTGGGATTTTTAAAAGTTATTTCTATGTTCTTGCCTTTTAACTGATAACCTTGTACGCTTAATTTCTTTTTCTTAGCATGCGCCATGATCCATTCAATATAATGTCGATTCATTAACACAGGTATCTCCCGGTCTTGCTCGTCCGGCACTAAGATAACTGGTGCTTCCATTCGAACCACATTGTCTTTTATTTTTACCATATAGATCTTTGATTACTTTTTTATGAATACAAATTCATTAGCTATCTTTAGTGCTTGTTTATAATTAAAATTAGCTAACCACTCTCTAATATTTTGTTTTTTTAGATTAAATTTAGATAAGCTCTCTTTTTTCATTTCTAAATGAACAACCGGGGATTGCTCTGTTAATAATACTGTTGCTCCTTTTAATATTTCTAATTCGTATGCTTCTGCATCTATTTTAATATAATCTATATTTTTAAGAGATAAGTCATCTAACCGTTTTATTGATGATTTATAGTTTCCTTGGGGATTAACTTGAGTATCTCCACTATGTGTTGGATTGTACAAAAATAAAATATCCTCATTGGAATTTCCTAACCCAAATGGATATAAGGTATAGTTTTTTTTAGTAATATTTTTTTCATAGCAGGATCTTAATTCTTTAATTGGTTCAAACGCATGTACCCATTCAAAGCATTCAGTAAAATCGATACTCCAAATACCTGTATGAGCTCCAACATCACAGCAATTTTTAAATTTACAATTATTATCTTTAAGAAATTTAAGTATAATATCTCTATACCTTTTTTGATATGTTCTACCTGCAAGTATTAAATTATCGTTATCTACAGGCCAATGCCAGTCCGCTATTTTTACCATACCGACCCGTAATCCATAAACTCTGATTGTCTAGATATATCTTTTACAAAATAGGCGCAAGGAGGATTATCATTATCTGTAAGCGGCACTGCTAATATCTGTCCCGATTTAATTTTTGGAAAGTACCACTTAACTTCTTGATATATGTCCACAATGTCCACCTCAGCAAAACTGGGTTTAGAATCCGATATAGGATTAAACATAAACGCATTGAATCCTCGATCGTTCAAACTGGTCAATGGCAACACATGTAATTCTCCCTGTTCAGGATCTCCTATGATCATCTTCCAGTCCAGAGGCATTTTAATTTTATAAGGACCAATCTGCAGCACTGCTGCCGGAGCATTGAACGATTCTAAGAATATTAATGGTATAAAGAAGTAATCTGGGTCTGCTGGATTAGAGTTATCTAACACTGCAAATCTTAATTTGTCGTCCACGTATTCTGGTATCTTTTCTAGTATGTAGGTCTTATTTTCTAATGTAAGGATTTTCATAATCTATCTTTTCTATATTATACGGGTAATTGGCCTCTTTGTAAAACTTTTTTCTTTGTCCAAGATGTCTTTTTGCAAATTTACAACTGGAAGTTATATCCCATATGTTAACGTGATCTTTGTCTTCTGCTTTTCTTATACCTCTACCAATGCTCTGTATCACACGTACAAAGCTCTTGCCAGGCTCTATTAATACAAGATTAAAGATTCTAGGTATGTTTATTCCCACCGATGCCACACCATAGGTGGCAATGATAACTTTGTGCTGTGCTGTAGAAACTTCGTCGTAGTGTTCTTTTCTCTCGGTATTTTTTGTAGATCCAGATATAAACACACTGTCTGGTATTTTCTTTTCTAACAACTCGCCAGCAGATATCCTATCCACCAGGATCATTGTATTGCCCGTGGTTGCGATATCTGCAATGGTCTTTGCGATCCACGACATTCGAGTTTCATCTGTGGTCAACCATTTTAATTCTTCTTGATAATTTTTAAATTCTGGATGGTCTTGGGTTTGTAGAACATTTACATTACAGTTGGCCAACACTCCTTTGGCCTGTAGTTCTTTGGCTGCTATCTTGTTGGTTACTTCTCCTATGCTGCATTTCAATCCATAAAATTCATAATCCGCTTTTGGCACAGTGCCTGTGAGTCCCCAGCGTATGCCGCATCGAGCAAATGGACCAGTGAGCATTCTTTTCAACACGTCAGCCTTGGCCATGTGCACCTCATCCACTATAACAGTGTTGATGTTTTCTATGGCTTCGAGGAATGCTGTGGTTTCATCATCTCTGCTTTTCTTTTCCAGCACGTTTAATGATTGCCAAGTGGCAATTGTGTTGTGTCTGCCTAATTCTTTTCGGTCTCCATAGTATACTCCCACGTCTAGATTACAAGCCAAAAAATCTTCTTCTGTTTGTGTAACAAGACTTTTGTTTGGCACAATAGTTAAAGTACGTCCATAATTTTCAACCAATCTACATAGAGCCGCAGTGACGATTGTTTTGCCCGCTCCTGTGGCAATCTCTTGAATACATTGAGGATTCTCTAGGAATTTGTTTATGGTTTCCACTTGATAATCTCTCAGTGTTATGGCTTGCCCGGCACAGGGATGATTCTTGGGCCAGTTAATATCGGATAGATAATTTTCATCTATTAATTTAAATTCAAAATTGTGTGGTGTTCGTAGATCTTCTAACTCCACATACACTCCTGCATTTTCCAGTATGGGTAATATTTCTCCCACCAAAGCTAGATAGGTATTGCCACCCAATCCAAAGAAACTGACTTTGCCATCCCATCTGCCCAGTTTCACTGCTGGTAGATGTCGAGCATATGGTATTTCAAATTTAAATTTATTGCTGAGATGCTTCCTGTGTTCTAGAGAAAGATTTTCAAATTTGACGTTTACTTCGTCTTTAATTACCAGTTTGCATGAGCTCATATAGATTGTACAGTGTCAGATGGTTTCTGACTCATATAATACAACCTTTTAGGCAAACTTTCAACCAATCTGTCCAGGGTATTGGTAGACAAGGGCCAGGTGGGATAATCCTGCAGCATGAACGCTACTTTGGGTCGTATCCCAGATTTAAGTAGAGTTCTTGGTATTTTATTTCTAACAAATATAATTTTAGTCGCAGCAGTGATTTTACGATTGCTTATACTTAACTGGTGCAGCTCTTTCCAGAAAGCGTATATCTTTGTTCGTTCCTCCATGGAACTATCTGCACCATAAACAAAATTAGCAGAAGGAAATTGTTCTAATTCTGGATTATTGGCAATGTCAATCGGATGATCAAATTCAAAACCAAAAGAAATTGTATCTCTGGATATGCCCACAGAGTCAAATGCTTGTAACCATTCCTGAAACAATATAATTTCTGCCGCGGACTGTACATCTCCACTAAATGGGCACAGTGCTGGCAAGTCATTTAGTTCTATAACTGCTTCTAACAATGTTTTTTTATCATAAACTTTTCTATCCACATACAGATTAATATCCAATGCATAAGCTATCTTTTCTTCCAAAGTTGCTGCAGGTGTGGAAGTATCTCTCGCATGAGAAATATTAAATTGTTTTAATTGATCTCTCTGTTGAATATATGATAGAGATTGACAATGTTCTTGCCAATATTCTATTAGCGATTCGGAAGCATTGATTAATCTTATAGAATCGTTATCTATGTCAGCAACAACAGGTAGATATTTTTTCTTTTCTTGTGCAATCTCTTTGTAGTCATCTAGTATTTTTGTGTTGAGTATTTTAAAATCATATCTCACGGCAATCAGCGTGGCATAGTAGGCCACTGTGTCGGTGTAGTTCATGGTCCACTTTTTAGTCTCGCCATCATACAGCATGGGGACCAAACCTTGTGTTTTCTTTTTAAGGCATCTTATCAATGCAATAAATTTCTCGTTGTAAGGGAATCGCATCTCTAACACCTCTCTACCGTCCTCGGCCGAAAAAACATCTATGCTCTTTTCAAAGCTGATTGTCCTAAATGGTTGATCATAACGTGGATTGTTTATTAATTCATTGGTGTCAAATCCAAATTTATCCAGAAGTGTTTTGTATCTCTTTATGAACATCATGGCTAGACTGCCCTGCTTCTCAGTCCAAGCATAAGGAGCATCCGCTAGACTCTGTATGGTTTTAAAATCTTTGTCATGCACTCCGGAATTCTGGAAAACACCCCCAGTATTATAGGCTAGTATTTTAATAGCAGCCTCTATAGATTCTAGCTTACGAAGCGATGTATTTGGATCTGTCATTTTTTGGATAATTACAGTATAGCACATAAGACAAGAAAGTCAATTATTTTGGCAATTTTATGAGAAGAAAAAAAGCACTAAAATTGAGACGAAAAATAGTGGAAGAAACCCTGAATCACAAAGGGCCATATATTACCAGCAGGCGTACTATAGATCTCTGGTTCCGCTACATCAACAAAGCAGTGTTCAATAATGAGCTGCCTAATTTTCACGAGATCAAGATCAAGAAATGGTTGAAGCAGGCCATGGGACAGGTGTGTGCGTATCCAGATAAGAATCCCAAAAGATTTGAATTAGAGATGCTGAAGAAATATCACAGCAAGAGAGATTTCATCGAAACACTGGCGCACGAAATGATACATCTTTATCAGTTCGCATTGAAGAAGGACACCGGCAATCACAACAGCACTTTTTATAGTTTTAGGCCAAGGTTTAAATTTATCGGCCTAGGACTTTCTCAGTAAACTCTTTGTAAGTCATTAATTGAGTATTTTTTAGATCCGTGCCTGTCTGTAGATGATTTAAATATTCTGGTGGATTATCATGCACCACTGTAAAGTTGCAATAAGGTCTTTGTTTTATCAGAGTGCGGAATTGTTTCAGCCATGCCTCAAATATGCTATCACTGGTTCTTTCCCCGTAGCAGTCGGAATCTTGATAAATGTTGTTTAATTGATCTTTGCCATATTCACGGAAATCAAATCCTATGAGATAGACATTTTTGTGTCCATGCACACAAGCAGTCCACATGGCTGCCTGTCCTGACACCCAGTGGGGGTTGTTGGGTATGAGATGTAATGTTTTTTTATAACGATTAACTTCCAAAGAAGGAGCATAACACACACATTTTTCGTACACTCTATCATCCACTATCACTTTACTAATTTTAGAATCAACCATGAATAAAAAATCAGGAATAAAATCTCTATAGAGAGCATTACACCCATACACCTGCCCTGAATCTTTTAAAAGATTAAGATCAAAGTTTTTCCTAGACGGGCCATTACCGATGATATAAGCATTGCCTCGAGGAGTTGTTTTTACTCGATCTTCATAGAAACCGGTTTCTTGTATCTTTTTTCCTCCCCTTATTATTGTTTTTACAATAATAGTTTCTCCAGCATATGGTTGCCATTCTATGGGTTTAATTTCATCGTTGCGATTGATGTTTACTGTTTTCATCATTTAATATATTTTTCTTCTAGTCTTTTTCTTATTCTAGACCACGGCAAGCCATCTCGTATCTCTTGTGTGGTCCATTCAGAATAGGATAATTTGTTTGCCCAGTTTTGTCTAGCAGGCATGGCCGGATGATCAATATCTGATAAGGTAACATTGCCAACATCGTGGCACAGGCTAGACTCACTTACAAACACAGGTATACCACCAATCACTGCTTCCATGGCGGGGTTAGAAGAATGATTCACAACCGCCCATGTGGATTTAAGTACTTTTTTAAAATCAGTGTCATCGTAGGTGGACCAATCTCTTTCTGGTTTTTTTACTCTTAGGTTAATATATTTTTTTTCATCAAACTCAAAAGTGTTCCTTGGGTGTGGTCTTATGAGTATGGGTTTCTTGCTGTATTTTCTGATCTCTTTCACTTGCTGATCAATCCAATTAGACATGTGTGGCTTGCCCTGCCATTGTTGGCTGTTATCATGTTGTCCACAGATCACTATCACATTACCGGTCTGTTTCCACGGTTTCATCTCGATGTTGAACAAGGGCCAGCGTTTATTATCAAATGTCTGATTGGCAAAATCTGCATCTCTGTTGATGCCATTGATGCCCACTTTCCATGTGACATTCCTTTTGAGTCCACCCACCTCCATCACTACCACAGGTTTTTTTCTTTCTTGAAAACTGTTCCATATTTTTTTATTATCGGACATCCTGCCCAACCACAACACAGACCATATTATTGCAACATCACAATTTTTATCATCGTTGATGAACACTTCTTCTCCTTTTGATCGTAGATGTTCTATCATGGCGGCGAACACGGGTTTGCTGTTGAGACTGCCGTAATCTGGATATACTGCTATTCTCATTTTAATGACCCTGGTACTTTTTGCCAATAATCTATATCCCACACATTGGCCGGAGCATCTTTCATGGGCGGCCTTAGATCTGCTTTGGCACTGCTGCCTAATTTTTTTCTCTTGCCTTTCATGTGATCCATATACAATCCCAGTTCACTATTAACAAACACATGATGTCCTTTGACATTTTTTCCATAGCCAATATCGTTCACTTGTATGTTGTATTTCTCTTGAAATTTTCTAGCTAGGTGCCAGAATACAAAGCTATCATGCCATTCCAATAATTGAAATACTTCATCTGTAATGTATAATTTTTCCCATTCTGCAACAAATTCTTGTGTGTTAGGATGTCGTAAATTATAACCCACAAATCCACATTCAGGATATTTGCCACCATCTTTTAATGCATATCTTTCTCTGCCTAAAAAAGTTAACATGGTGTCTTTGGTTAATAGAGTTTCGAGAAAATTTAATGGTATGGGTCTAAATGTAAAAGTATCAGCATCAACCCATAGCACATAATCATAATTGGAAGAACTTCTCACAGCATTAATAACACAAAAAACTTTGTTACTAAATCTCACAGCGTCCCAAAGGAAAGATCCTTTATTTTTATCCAATCCGCCCTGTTGTTGTAGAGCAGCAGGTCTTCTAACCCCTCCTGGTATCTCTTGTAATTCTCCACATGCCATGGGATCATTCTTATGTTTATTTTTAAATTTTAATAATTCTGGTTCAGCAGCGTTGAGATCAATCCATGTAATTCTAGGATGATCGTAATTGGGTTTAGGCTCTTCAAGATAAACCACAAGATCTATTTCATTGGGCCATTGTTCTGCAATACTCTTAATACCCCTACCAGAATAGAGATCCCATGTGCCTGGTTTGTAAGAAGTAATTACTTTAATTTTCATATATAAACTTTCATATATTTACTGATACAAATCTGTTATGAATATTATTCATGCATATCATATTTTTTAATCCAATCTTTCATCTGCCAAGCCGGAACAAGAGCTTTGCTTGCTTTTTGACTCACTGTAACTCGATCTAATGTGGATTTTTCTCCCATGCTAGTTGTATAAAAGTTTTTTAACTTTTTATCAGTGCCTGCTGCTAACCACTGTCCAATTGGCACAGTCCATCCGGTTTTTGGTTTATTGATTATAGCATCTGGTAGTAATCCTTTGTAGGCAATTTTAGTTAATAATTTGGTCTCGTGTTTATTTTTACCTATTTTATAACTCGTTGGTATGTCTAGACAGTATTGCATAAACATTTTTGTAGTTAAAGGAAAACGGCCTTCCATACCAAATGCCATACTATACTTGTCATTTCTAGCAAAGAATTCGTTGGGTGCTTGTGCCACACAATCAAGAGACATATAAGATGCTACTGGATCTGCAGGATTCCATAGAGTATCAGGATATATTTTCATCAACTCTTCTCTCAATACAGATGCTGGCAGTGTTGGTACTCCCACCACTAGTGGTCTTTTTATTCTGTGCAACCACTTGTCTATTATGCTGCTCCACGAATTAAATTTTTCATCTTTCATTTTCCAATACTTAGGATATCCTCCTAGAATCTCATCGCCTATATCTCCTGCCATGGTTATGATTGTACCTGCTTCAGATAATTTACGATTGGTATGATAGTACATGCTCATGCTGGGATTATATACAGGTTGTTCCATGAAGTAGATACTGTTATCCCATGCTGCAATAACATCACTAGGAGTAATAACAACTTCTCTATGATTAAATTTTTGTTGCTCTGCTAAAATTTTTGCTGCATCAGCATCGCTGCTGTAATCTTCTTCGATCTGTCCAGTTTTATGATTTGTTGTTATCACATTTGGACTCATCCTATTAGTAAACGTATTCACTGCACCGTGTAGCTGCATCATCTCATGGGCTATTACACTGCTGTCTAATCCACCACTGAGAAATACTCCCATCTGTCTTCGTCCTATGCTGCACATCTGCACAGTCTTTTTAACTTTGTCTCTAAACTCTGCAGGGTTGAAAGAAGAATTAGATCTAGGAGTGATATAAATTCTTTCTGATGATTTTATTTTTTTATTTGTGCAATCGTATACAATTGTTTCTCCAGGCATCAGTTGTTTTACGTTAGTGAAGAATGTGTTTCTGGTGGCATTAATACCGGTGAGACTCATACAACTGATTGCTAACTGATCTATCTTTCTAGAGTTAGGCACTCGATCCAACATGCCTTTTATTTCAGAACCAAATATTAATCCTTCTGCTGTTTCGGCATAGTATAGGGGTTTGATACCAGCGTGATCTCGACTTAATATCAGTTGTCTTGTTTGAGTATTATAATAAGCAAAGGCATGCATACTATCAACATGCTCAACAAATTTTTCACCATAGTGATCCAACCCCCATGCTAGTAATTCTGTGTCACATGTGGTCTTGGGTTTAAATTCTGTATATTTTTTTATTAAATCAAAATAGTTAAAGATCTCGCCATTATAGATTAATATGTTGCCTCGCTCAGTGCGCCATGGTTGATGTGAAACTGTGGGTTGATCAGTTATGCTTAAAAGATTGTGTCCTAGAGTAACATAGTCATCGTTCCAGATATCGTGCCCGTCTGGTCCTCGATGTTCACAAATCTTTATATATTTTCCTACAAATTCTCTATCTCGTTTGGTTATACCATATATGCCACACATATTATAATCCTAATCTCTGTTTGAATCTACGAAACACTGTGCCATCTTTAATTTCTTCTGTGGTCCACATTTTATATCCTAAATCATTTAACCATTGTGTTCTATCAGGATATTCTGGTGATTCTATTTTGGTTAAATCTTGATTAGCCACGGGCCAGCATATTGCTAGATCTGAAGTACAAAAGGTGGGTATGCCTCTTACACAACTGTCTGTACTGGCAGTTGAATTGTGTGTTACCACAGCATGACAATTAGTGATTGCTTCTTGAAAATTAAATCTATAAAATTTTTTATTATCACCAGTAAAAAACTTTTCTCCTATTATTAATTCAACATCTGCAGGAAATTCGTTTTTTCTTTGTTCCATAACTGCTACGTGATTAGGGTGTGGTCTCACTAAAAACTTTCTAGAAGTTAATGGTCTCAGTGTTTTATAAACTCCATTAAACCAATCAACGGGATCTAACTCGTTCATACTCCAGTTATCCTTAGGCTGTAATACAAACAGTATTGGATCCCCATGATTGGATTTTCTCCATGGATCATTTTTAATATTCCATAAATCTTTCATCATTCCCCAACGGTCTGCTGGAGAGTTATCTGATAAGAAGTTACCATTGTTCATGGGAGAATATAGAGCCACTCTCCAGTGATGTTTGGGATGATCCACTGTGTTTCCAAAACTGCTCAGTAGACCTCCATCGAATGTAATAATATAGATACCTTTCTTTTTGGCACGCTCTACGAGGTCTCTCCTTCTGCCTTTGGTGTGATGCATCTGTTTGTCACCACCGTAACCAAACATACAACCAATTGGCGCAGTGGGTTCCATCTCATCTTGACGCCACTCTCCTGTGAGAGTTTCATTAACAATCACGGGTTCGTCTCCAGATTTTCTTATACCCTCGGCCATGTGTTGTAATAATTCCCAGCTGGCTCCTCGACGTCTATCTTTTACTGTTCTTCGAAATATTTCAACTTTCATCTAATATACTCCATGCCCACCCATTTCGCATTTCTTCTGCTGAGAATTGTCCGTATGCTAGAGAATAATAACAAGGTTCTCTATCTGCATACTTGGGTGTTTCTATTTTTGAAAAATTTGTTTCTGCTATAGGCGCACACGAATTCATAACATCGGTGTACACAGGTATGCCTCTTGCTGTGGCTTCTATGGTTATGTTGCTGTTGAATGCTACTATAGCATGTGTGTCATTCCAATCAATTGGTGTTACAGTATCTTCGTTATCGTTGGCACCTGGCATCAGTCTACCCAATTCATCAATTTTGCTGTCAGGATTGTATCCTTTGTTTCTCACAACTATCTCCCGATCAGTGTTCGCTCGTAAAGTTTCTAAAGTTTTAGACAACCAATCCTCTTGTTCAAACATAACTGCCATGCTGTGTGTGGGAGGACACACCACAATTTTACGACCACCTTTCTTCCATGGTTCTATCTTGAATGGAAAATATTTTTTAAATCTATCATCGGGTCTAGATTCCAAGTAATTCTTTACATGACCGTTTTTGGTTATTCTCATTAGATAAGGATTGCCTCGACTCTCTCCCCAGTAAGGACGATCTATGAAATAAAAATTAATCTTATTTTTTTGGGCCCAATGATATA